AAGACGTGGAGCCTTTAAATCCAGACTAACTGGACTCAGATCTTATACAAGAATCCGACCAGGAGCAAAAAGACTATACGAAAGAATGACAGGGAAGTCCGCAGCAGACTTACAGATGGGCCATGTATTTCCTCCAAGAGCAGTAGATCTTGCTACACTAGAAGCTGATCCTAGAAAATCAGGCTCTGTTGCAACTGCAAGAGCAGTAACGGAAAGAGGAAGACAAGATGCAGAAGCATATGAAGCGGGAAAGAAAAAGGGTAAGATAAAAGATCCTTATGTAACTTCAACTGAATCAACCAGAAGAAGCCCTCATCCACAAGCAGCTAAAGATGGAAGAGATGATGCAAGAGCTTATTCAACAGCAAGAGATAAAGAACTTAGAAAACAAAGTGGAAGAGCACGTAGAGTAGCTACAAGAGCACAAGGACCAGCACCTATTGGAGCTACACCACAACCAGGTGCAACAATACTGCCAATTGTTCCTGGAGGTCCTGGTACACCACCCGATCCGAATACGACTGATTCTAAAAAACCAACAAGAATGCAGGCTGCTGGTTCTAGATTAAACTCTGTGGGTGGAGGTATGGGCCTCTTGGGAGCCAACATGGGACTTTCAATGCTTCCAGATTTTGCTGGCAAGGAAGCGCTACAAACAACCCTAGCAGGAGCTAACATTGGCATGATGTTTGGTCCAAGGGGAATGCTGATGGGTACAGCTATAGGAGCAGTTGTCTCTAGCTATAAGGAATTAATTAAAATACAAAAAGAGCATGCTGCAATAACTAAATCAACATTTACTGTATCAACTGATCTTATAACAGCATTTGGAGATAAAGTTTTAGATACAGAGTTAAAAATTACAACTTTAAGCTCATCTGCCACAAGTCTAGTAAGTAAGTTTGGCATGATGTCTCCAGAGATTCAATCTATAATTGATCAACTTAAAAAACTTCCTGAAGATGATCCTTTATCAATATTTATTAAGAAAATCTCAGACAGAAGTATAGGCCTACAGACACTAACTGGAAATATTAGATCTCAAGTTTCTACAGCTATATCACTGGGTGGTCTTGACCCTAAAAATGCTGAAAAATATGTTTTGACACTTTTAGCAGCAGCAAATAGAACAAAAGATTTCGCATCAGTTTGGAAGTCTGTTTCTGGAGATTTAAAAAATGTATCAGTGGCAACAACAGCTAGCTTTGATAAACTTGATCAAGCAGTTAAAAAAACTGGAGAATCTTTCTTTACAATAAAAGAATATTTTTATGAGGACCCAATAACTGGCCAACAAATTAAATCAGTAGAAACATATGCTAAAAAATATGATGATTTAAATTCTGAACAACAGGCTTTTGCAGATCAAATGTTAAATATACTTGGACTTCTAACTAGTGGATCTTTAACTTTTGATCAAATTAATAGACAAATTGAAGCTTTAGATAAATCTTCAATTGATTCGGCAACTAGTATAACGGCTTTAAGTGCTGCAATACTTGAAAGCGGAAATCCTGATGCAATTGCTAGAGTTGAAGGATTGAATAAAATAATTGAGGATGCTGGCAAAAAAGGAAAGATATCAACTGGCGAGTTTTTAATGATGAATCTTGCTTTAGAGATGCTAGCTCGTCAAGGAAAAAATTTAGGTGATGTTGGAGTAAAGCTATTTGGAGCAGGAGCACAATCTGTCTCTGATGCTTTTGTTAATTTGGCTGCTGCAGCAAGTCCTTCATACATGAAAGACTTTTATGATACTTTTGCTAAAGAACAAAAACGTTTAAAAAAATTATTAACAAATAGCTATAAAGATCCTGAAGATGGAGTAGATGGATTAAGTAAAGCTTCAGAAGCATACCTTAAGGTATTAGATGCAGAAATCAAGGGACTTGAAGCAAAACGTGATGCACAAAAGAATGTTAATGATGAATCACAAAGACAAATAGATCTTCAGATGAAGATGAAGGGTCTTGCTAATGAAGCGGTATTGGCAAAGATATCTGGAGACTATATAAAGGCAGCATCTCTTCAACAGCAGGCACAAAATGTACAAATGGAATTTAATCAAGAAACAGAGCTAAGAAAGAAAGATGCTGAAATTGCTAGACTAAAAGCTAGAGAAGCTGCAATTAAGGGTGGAGATTCTATTACTAAAGCAGAAGCTGCAAAGATTCCTAAAGATCCTAAAGCAAAGAAAAAAGCTAGCGGTGGAATGATTAGAGGTGCTGGTACTGGTACTTCTGATTCTATACCAGCATTACTTTCAAATGGCGAATATGTAGTTAAGGCAAAATCTGTTAAGAAGTATGGAGTAGGTGCACTTGATGCACTTAATGCTGGAAGATTTGCAGATGGCGGACTTGCAACAAGACCAAAATATGGAACTAGACCAGAAGAAAAAAAGAATTGGTTCCAAAGATATGTTGAAAAATTAACAAAATCTCAAAAAGAAGGAGCAGCAATTCTCCCATCATTCATGACATCAAACAGAAAAGCAGATGCTCTTGGTGCGGGTTCAATTCTAAGAAAAATAACTGGACAAGGTGAAGAAGGAGATACATTAAATGCCATACTATTCCCACTTAACTTTATGGGAATGGGCTCAGCAGTCAGAAGTACAATTGCAAAACCTGCTGTTGCAGGAGCTGCAAAATCTCCAGGAATACTTAGCAGGCTATACAACTTACGATCTACAAGAAAAGCAGAAGCTTTATTAAAACAAAAACAGATCGCCGATGATTTAGCTAGGTTTAAAGCCAATCCACCTCCACGACCTCCAGCACGACCAGGATCAGGTGCACCAGGTGCACCATCTGCTGCTGCTCCAAAGAGTATGTTTGATCCTGATTTTGATTTTGAAAGTCTTGTAGTATCTGGTGCTACACCTGGAGCTGCAACAATGTCTAAGCCATCAATTTTTTCAAAAATTTCAGATTCATCAATAGTTAAAAAAGTAAAGACTTTATCAAGAGTAGCAAGTACTCCTGCCTATCATTTAAAAGCTATGGTAGCATCAGCAAAAAGAGCTTGGCAGCATGGACCATCTAGCACAAGATGGCAAGGTAGTTTTGATAGAGTGGGAAGATTCCAATTAGCTGATGAGGCAATTAGTAGATTGTTTGGTGGTATTGCATCAAAGGCTAATCCTATTCTAAGAATTGCACAAAAGACAAAAGATGCTCCAAACGTTCTTCCAGAAGGCGCAACAATTTTTGATCCTTTGAACTTTTTTGAAAAACTTCTTCTTGATACAAAACGTCCAGGTGACTTTTATAAAGCTACATATAAAAATATTATTCCAAACATACGTAAAAATTATGTAGGACCAGCAGCTGAAGGCTTAAGAGGTGCAACAGTCAGCGGATTATATAAAATGGCTGGAATTACACAAACATCTGCATCAAAACTTGCAAGCAAAGCAGTACCAATAAAAGATATATCTGCTGCAGTGATGAAATCTTTTTCTTATAAAATGAAAACAGCCATAAAAGATAAATACCGCTCCTTTTTAAATATTTTTAAAACTACAAAAGTTGGAAAACCATTTGATAATGCACCAATAGATTATCGTACTTTACTAATGACAGGTCAAAAAGCAAATACAATGCATTCTCCAGAAATTGCAGAAGAAATAATTGGAGGATCACAATACTATATAAAGATGCTTACAAAGCTAAAACAATCAAAAGAGGTTTTTGGTTCAGAGTGGATGCATAGAATAGATCTTCCTGCACCAGTTAACCGCCCAGTTTCTAATATTCCAGATGGTTTAGTTGGTCAAAAACCTGAAGAAATTTTTGCTCTTGCAAGTGACAGCTTTATTCCACAGGGATACAGCACAGTAAAAGATTTTCTAGCAGGAGCTACTAAGAGTACTAATATATTTAATCCAGAGGACTTGGGCCAAGTAGTTAAAGCTGGAATAGTAGAACAACGCCTTTCTGCAGATGTTGCACAGAGTGTTCTTGGCCATATGGATCTTCATACTGGAAATCAGCTTATAGATCCAGCAACAGGAAAGATTGGAATGTTAGACTTTGAGACTATTTTGGAGAATACGTATCCTAACTCACTTGCTAAGATTGTAGAAATTTTAAAAATACAAGGTGTTGCGCCTGAAGTTATTGCAGGCTCACTACAAAAAGGTTTGCAAAAAATTACAGATATACCACCAGCAGATATCTTTGATATGATGAAAAGAGCTAAAGTACCAAATCCAGAAAAACTTTTAGAAACATATATGGCTAGACTGGACATGACTAAAAAGGAAATAGACGATATAATCTCTGCTAAGCTGTTTCTTGCAGATGGTGGATACATAGATAAAGGAAAGCTTAGAGTTCCTAAGTTTGCCAAGGGCGGACTAATCAGGGGTCCAGGAACAGGAATATCAGACTCAATTAGTGCAACCCTAGGATATGCTGGTGGAGGATCAATCAGAGTTTCAAATGGAGAATATGTTGTTAAGGCATCATCTGTAAGAGATTATGGTGTTAAGACAATGGATGCAATTAATAACGGTACCGCAACAGTTGGCACAAATTCTGGCGGTACAGTGTATAATATAAATATGCCCGTAACAAGTAATAATGCAAATGCAGAAATTGTAGCAAATGAAGTTGTTAGAAAGCTTAAGCTAGAAGTAAGCAAGAATAATAAGACTAATAAGGTTAATTTATAATGGCATACTTACTTGAAGCAGGTATACAGGTGTCCTTGGATAATGTTAATTGGCAAAAGCTTACAGACCATAACAGAGACCCAATTTCTTTATCGCAAGAACTTATTGAAACCCAGGCTAGAATGGCTAACGGAAAAATGAAAAAATATGTCGTTGCTCAAAAAAATATTATATCAGTTTCTTGGTCATATGTTCCATCAAAAACATCTGAGACAGTAGACTTAAATCATAGTGCTGCATGGCTTGAATCGTTTTATAGGTCCAATGTGGGCTCTCCTATTCATTTAAAGGTTGTTGCCTCTGAGCTTGATTCATCAGGCAACTTTGTTACTGCAAAAACTGGCTCTGAGGTATATACTGTATTTATGAATAATTTTTCTAAAAGTATTATTAATAGAACAAAGGTGTCAGACTACGTTAGCATGAGTATTGACTTTACGGAGATATAATGCTAAGTAATGTCAGCTCTTCAGTCTTTACAGGCTCAGACTCAATAACTTTGACACCAGTAGTTTCTGCAGAGTGGAATCATAATTTATTTAATTCTCCATACATTACTACCGCTGGAAATGGTACAAAA